AAATGCTTATGAATTAACAATAGGCGACATAGTAAATATTACACATAGTTCTTTAGGATTTTCTGCAAAACCATTTAGAGTATTGGGTATGACTTTTAATGAAGATTTTACAGTAGCATTATCTTTAATTGAGCATCAAAATTCACATTATACTTGGGCAACAAAAACACAAGCGAGTACAATTCCAACAACTAATTTACCTAATCCATTTACAATTCAACCACCAGCAAGTGTTACTTTAAATGACCAGCTTATTGAATACAATGACGGAACTGTAATTGTAGCTTTAGATGTAACTATAGGTGCATCTACTGATAGCTTTGTTGATTATTACCAAGTTGAATATAAAAAAAGCACAGATTCAGATTATATTATATATGCACAAGGTTCAGGATTAAATCATAGAGTTTTAAATGTAATTGACCAAGAAACTTATGATGTAAGAGTTAAAGCTGTTAATACTTTAGGTGTATCATCAACTTATGTAACTGCATCAAGAACAATTATAGGTGCAATTTTGCCACCAGCAGATGTGGAAGAATTTTCTTGTAATGTAGTTGGACAAGAGGCACATTTAAGTTGGAAACAAATACCTGATTTAGATTTAGCATATTATCAAATAAGATATTCACAAGATATAGTTGGTGGAGATTGGTTAAATTCAGTTTCATTAATTGAAAAAGTATCTCGACCAGCTACAAGTATTTCCGTACCCGCAAGAATTGGAACCTATCTTATAAAAGCCGTGGATAAACTTGGAAACTTTAGTTCAAATGCTACAGCAGTAGTTTCTAATGTTGCTGGAGTATTAAACTTTAATCCAGTTGTAATACAAACTGAACACCCTAATTTTAATGGAAATAGTTTCTTTGATTCTGCTGAGGGTAATTTTGACGATCAAGCTGGAAATTTTGATGATGGGTTTGATACTAATTTAGTTGTTACAGATAGCACATTAAGATTAGATTCTTCAGAATTGTTTGATAGTGGTTCGGGATTATTTGATGACTACCCTGATAGATTATTTGATTCTGGTGCTGGTTCACAAGATTTATACGCATCAGGAACATATAATTTTGGTACTCCAATAGATGTAGGTGGAATTTATACTGTAAGATTAACAGCAAATATTAAACAAACTGCTGACAATCTTGATGATGTCTTTGATAGTAGAAGTGGATTATTTGATGATGCAAAATCTAACTTTGATGGAGATACACCAGCAAACTGTAGAGCAACACTTCAAATAGCAACTTCAAATGATAATGTAACTTATACAGGTTTTAGAAATTTTGTAATAGGCGAATATAAATCTCGTTATTTCAAATTTAGAGTTTTATTTGAATCTGATGATTTATCTTCAACACCTGTTGTATCTGAATTATCTGTTACTGTAGATATGATAGATAGAATATTTAGTGGAAATGATCTAACTTCTGGTGTTGGAACTTACACAGTAACATTTACAAATCCATTCTTTTCTGTTAATTATGCTGTAGGAATTACAGGCGAAAATATGGTTTCGGGAGATTATTTTACAGTAGAAAATAAAACTGTAAATGGTTTCGATATTACTTTCAAAAATTCTTCTGATACTGTAATATCTCGTCAATTCGATTATCTTGCAAAAGGATTTTAAAAGGAGTATAAGAACTTATGGCACAACACGATTACGACATAGCGAATCAAGGCTTTCCAGCATTTAGATCAGATTTGAATAATGTTTTAGAAGCTATTAATACAAATAATTCAGGAACATCAAGACCAAGTTCAGCAGTTGCTGGTACAATTTGGCTAGATACTACTAATGCAACAAACCCAACTTTAAAACTTTATGATGGTGCTGATGATATTTCTTTAGCAACTTTTGATTATTCAGCTAATACAGTTAATTGGTTAGATTCAGTTGTATCTGGTGGAGATGTTGTTGATGATACTACTCCACAATTAGGTGGCAACTTAGATGTTAATGGTAATTCAATCGTATCAGTTTCAAATGGAAATATCTCAATCACTCCTGATGGAACAGGTAAAGTTATTATAGATGGTTTATCACACCCAACAGCAGATGGAACTAATGGACAAGCATTAGTAACTGATGGTGCTGGAAATTTATCTTTCGGAGATGTTTCAGTAAGTTTAAGTGCAGTAGGAGAATCAATTATCCCATCAACAACTGATACTTACGATTTAGGTTCAGCATCTTTTGTTTGGAGAAACATATACACAGGAGATTTACATTTATCTAACGAAGCAAAATCAGAGGGTAACTCTGTAGATGGCACTAAAGGTAATTGGACTATTCAAGAGGGTGCTGACGATCTATTTATTGTTAATAACAAATCAGGCAAAAAATATAAGTTCAAACTAGAGGAGATTTAACATGGCTTTTATCTCCAATGGCACTACAATTTTAGATAATGGTGCATTTCAAGCTAGTCTAGGAAATTTAGTTTTTATATCTGAACAAACAGCATCAGGTTCAACATCAATATCATTTACAAGTGGGATAGATAGTACTTATCCTATTTATAAGTTTGAATTTATTAATATTCATGCTGGAACATCAGATTCAAGACTTTTATTAAAAGGTTCTACAAATGGTGGAAGTAGTTATGGAATTATAAAAACTACAAGTGCTTTTTATGGTTTACATTCAGAAAGTGATGTTTATACAGAAGTAAGTTATGGAGCTAGTTCAGATTTAGCACAAGAAACAGGTGGTCAAAGAATAATTGTTACTGGAATGGGAAGTAATGCAGATGATAATGCTTGTGGAGAAATGTTTTTATTTAATCCATCAAGCACAACTTTCGTTAAACATTTTTTTATAAGAACAATTCAAAACGATAAAGACCCTAATGCAACTGATAGTTTTATATCTGGGTATTTTAATACTACCTCTGCAATTAATGCTATACAATTTAGTCACAATTTAGGAACTGTTGATGGCACAATAAAACTATATGGAATAAAGGACAGTTAAAATGGCAGTAGTATCAGGTGGAACAACATTAATAGACAATGGTACTTTAGATGCTGGAGTATCAACAGGAAGTTTAATATTAATTTCAACTCAAACAGCAAGTGCAAGTGCAACAATAGATTTTACATCTGGGATAGATTCAACTTATGATTCTTATGTGTTTAAATATATTAATATTCATCCTTCAAATAATGTAGTTAATTTTGAATTTAATTTAAGTACTGATGGTGGTACAAATTACAATGTAACAAAGACAACTACTATGTTTAGACAATACCATGATGAAGCTGATACATTAGCAAATTTAGATTATACAACTGCATACGATTTAGCACAATCAACATCATTTCAATTATTCTCAAATAATTTAGGTAATCTAAATGATGAATGTTGTTCTGGTACTTTTCAAATTTTTAATCCAAGTTCTACAACCTTTGTTAAACACTTTATTGCAAGAACATCAGTAAATTCAGAAGATAATTTTAATATTAATTATAATTTAGCTGGATATGGAAACACCACATCAGCAGTAAATGCAATTCGGTTTAGATGTTCAGCTGGCAACATTGATGATGGAATAATTAAAATGTATGGAGTAAAATAAGGAGTAATTATGGGTTTAATATCTAACGGCACAACAATATTCGACAATGGAACAGTAAATGCTGGTGGAAGTTTAAAATTTATCTCAAAAGCTACTGCTAGTGCATCTGCTAGTATAGAGTTCACATCTGGTATTGATAGTACATATAAGGAATATGTTTTTTATTATATAAATATGCACCCAGCTAATAATGCGGTTGGATTTCAATTTAATCTAAGTACAGATGGTGGTTCTACTTATAATGTAACTAAAACATCTACTTATTTTGGTGCATACCATGATGAATATGATATTACTGCGGCTTTGGGTTATTTTAGTGGAGAAGATTTAGCACAATCTACATCAAATCAAAATTTACTATCTGGTGTAGGTAATGGAAGTGATGAAAGTGGAAGTGGTTACTTACACTTATTTAATCCATCTTCTACGACTTTTGTAAAACACTTTATATCAAGAGGTAATAATATTAATCAAAGTGGAGATTATTGCTGGTCGCCTTTAATAGCTGGTTATGGAAATACCACATCAGCAATTAATGCTGTAAAATTTCAAATGTCATCAGGAAACATAGATGCTGGAGAGATATTGCTTTTCGGAGTTAATTAATATAAAAGGAGATTATTATGACAACACCACATAAATTAGTAGACGGAGTTCAAATCCCTCTAACGCAAGAAGAAATCGCACAAAGACAAGCTGAAGAAACTGCTTGGAACAATGGTGCTAAAGATAGAGCTATTGCAAATCTAAGACAAAAAAGAGATAATCTATTAAAACAATCTGATTGGGAAATATTAAAAGAATTAGAAAAAGGTAATACTATTTCAACTTCTATGAAAACTTATAGACAAGATTTAAGAGATTTACCGAGTACTGTAGCTGATGATGATACTGCTAGTGATGTAGATGCTATAATATTTCCAACTAAACCATAGTGAATGATTAAAAAATCTCTTAATGTCACAAGACATTGGAAGAACACAATATGGAAGAAATTAAGGAACGAATTAAGCAACATGAGGGGTTTAGGGATACTGTCTATTCCGATAGCTTGGGCTTTGCTACTATTGGTTATGGGCATCTTGTATTACCCTCTGATAATTTTGTTGAGGGTGTTGCTTATCCTAAAGAGGTTCTTGAAGAAGTTTTTGATAATGATTTTAAAATAGCATTAGATTCAGCTAGAGAATTATTAAGAGATATAGAACATAATCATATTGTTTTTGGTGTAATCGTTGAAATGTGTTTTCAATTAGGCAAACCACGAGTTATGAAATTTAAGAAGATGTGGGAAGCCATAAAACAAAAAAACTATTTAAAAGCTAGTGAAGAAATGATAGACAGTAATTGGCACAAACAAACCACAAAAAGATGTGAGAGTTTGGCTAGTATAATGAGAAACGCAAACAAATAGGAGTTTATT